TATCAACTTCCACACGGAAATCTGTAAGACCTCTTTCACTTCTAATGTTTTCAAGAATTGGGTTAACCAATGACTTGAATTGATTTCTTACTACCTCATCATTTTGTTCAAATAATAATCTTATTGATACAGCAGAAATTAATTTTCTAGCTTGTAATAATAATCTTCTAACGTTAAGTCTGTTTAATGCAGTTTCTTTAACTTGTAAGTTTTTATTACCAAATATAATTAAACCTTCAGAAGCAAACGTTGCGATTGGGTTAATTCTACCCTCATACAATGTATCTCTTTCATCTAAAGTTAATTTTTTTCTTGCTTTGATACCACTTACAACACCTCTTTGAACACCCGCCACAGCAAACCATGGGAATGATACATTATCAGTTAATGCAATGTTTCTAACAACATCTCTAGTTGGTGGTAAGTAAACTAATACTTCATTATCACTATCTTTTACTTGTATCCAAGGCCAGTATGTTGCAGTATAGTTACTATCTATTCCTGTGTTATCTAATCTATTAACTAAATCATCAACCTCAATCACCGCTTCATTTTCATAATCTGGTGTTGTTGCAATATATATTGAATCACATCTTTTTTTCTTCTACCATTTCAATAGTAGCGTCAACTAAATTTGTATTATTTAAAGTATCAATACCTGGTGTTGCTAATACATTAATGTTAATTGCTTCAGGGTTATTGAAAGTGTTAATTGCTTCAAAATAAGCATAGTAATCAGAAGTAGTTCCTTCGTCACCAGTACTTGTTATTTTTATATCAATCGCACCACTAGATTCAGCTAAATCACTTTTAGTTTGACCTTTAGCGTAAGTGTCGGTATTAGTTCTACCATCTCTATATATATCCCATCCATCAAAACCACCGTAAGGTGCCATTGTGAATTTTCTTGAATAAATTTTATTATAACTGTTTCCAGAAATATCTAATTGTGCATCATTTTGGAAGTTAGAATCACCATACACAAATGTATATCCATCTAATGTAGCACCACTAGCGTCAACATCCATATGGAAACCATTTGTAATACCACTTGTTACTGTAGTATCAGCACCTAAGTAATTAAAGAAATCTTGGTCGATACCAACAGTATCTGAAAGACCTAAATAAATTTTCTTAACTTTTGAAAATGCTGCATAATCTGTATTATACTCAATTGAAGGTGCATCTACACCAGTATATACTCTCGTTGCCACGCCAGTAAATCCAGCTGGGAATGATGAGCTAGTATCTTCATCAGTATCTAATTCTAATAACACATAGTTTGAGTTAGAAGAATAGAAACCATCTAAAGTACCGATTCTTCTACCAACAAAATTGTCAGAAGTTGGGTCCATTGTACATCTAGAAAATCTTTCTAATGTAATAGGAGATGCATCAGTGTCATAAAATGACCTAATTCTAATATCGAATTCTCTTGCATCTGGTTTTATATTTTCAATAGATATTTTAACTTCTGAATTGGCAGTATTACCATCAGAAATTGTAATAAGTCTAAATAATTTTTTAATAACATTACCATTTACCTCTGATACTACCCATGGAGTAATAGCTGGTAAATATTCTGTTTTATAATCTCCAAAATCGCTTGCAATTTCTGTTAAACCAGATAATTGTAAACCTGTAACACCACTAGTTGAAATTAAATTATCTAACATGTTAGAGTAAATCTCTTCAACGTAAATCGGAGCCATACCACCTAATGCTTCTGTACCCAAAACTCTTGGTAAAAAACTCTTTTTAGTTGAATCAAAAGATACGGTGTAGCTAAAATCAGTACCTGTTGCTGTTGTTCCACTTAATTGGAAATTGGCTTTTGCGTCAGCAGTTGCACCAGTAAGAGCACCAAATCCTAAATCAGTTGTTCCTGATACTTCAAATGCTAAAGTTTCGTTAGCATCATAAGAAGCTCTACTTCTTAATAAAGCTAAAACTTGATTATTATCACCAGTGATTGCCCATGCTGGTCCAGCATCATATCCAGAGAATCCTAAAACTCTCGTTACGAATAATTGATTAGACCTTGTAAGGTATGATTTTGCGATGTATGGTAATTCATACTTTGGATATCCTGTATCCGCAAATTTAGCTGGGTTTGTCCCACCGAAAAATGCTTTAAATTCGTTAAAATCAGATAGGAAGATTGGTTGGAAAGCTGGACCTTTGGTTGTTTCACCAACTAAACCAGCTGTAGTAACTCCGACATTACGGGTTACAAATGATAAATCTTTCTCTGAAGTGTAAACACCAGGGCTTACGAATACTCTGTTATTATCAGCCATTAATTTTAAATTTTGTAATTTGTG